CCCCTTGGGGTTTGTGATACCGGTGAATACGTCTGACAGAAATCTTGTAAATTTGTTGGCCATACTATTATTTAGCCGTAAAAAAAGCCCGGAAAAAATCCGGGCTTTTTAATTTCAATACTAAAACTAGTATTAACCCTGGCCGCCACCAGCACCAGTTGTTGATTCTCCGATAGTTCTTTCTACCGCAGCACCAATTCCTATGCCAACGCCAGTTTCGCCTGCACCCCACTGTGTCATGTTATCAAAGCGGATTGTTAGTGCAACCTGCATTGCTTCATTAGTAGCGTAGTTAGCGTCACCGTAGTCAACGTTAGTTAGGAAACAACCATACAAGTTTGCAGTTTCTAGAACGTTAATTCCAGAAGCGTTGTTACCATTACCACCGTCTAATACTTCGATCTTAGTAGTAAATTTATAGTCAATACCAGATCTTGCAGAAGCCTGTTCAACAAAGTCGAACTGTTTCTGGACCTGTTGTCCAACCATTTTCTGAACTTCACCGCTAGCGTCGTCACGCAAGTTAAGCGTAACAGTTTCAAAGGTATACTTACCTGCTAGGTAAACCTTTGAGTTGTAAACGTCTAACGGAATTTCTTCAAATCCAACTTTCGGTCTTGCAACATCAACTACCTGTTTAGTAAGTTCAGTAGCAGCAGCAACTCCGAATCCAAGTAAAGTAACGCGGAAGCGATACTTTAACTTTGGCATCAAGAGCACTTGGTTGCCTGCGTCTGTTGGAACTGAAAAGTTATTTAATGATGTAATAGGCATTTCTTATATCTCCCCTGTGTTCTTGACACGCAACGGAATGTATATGAACTCAATAGCCTTGACTGGTTCAATCGCAATGTCTACATATAGTTCGTTACGATCGATTCTAGCCGGAGTATTGTTTGTTTCATCACAAACTACTGCGAAATCGTAAAGAGCTCTAAGACCAACTAATTCAAGCAGTAAACTTTCAACTGATTGTTTGATCTCGTCTCTTGTGATTTTATCATTTGGTTCAAAGATATACGGACGAGCCAATTTGTTAAGTTGACTACGTAGGTATACTACCAAACGTGCTACGTTAATTCTGTCTAGTGCAGAAGCATTTCTTGCTCTAGTCTTTTGACCGTAGTTGACTAGTCCAACTCCATTAAAGAATGTAATTGGGTTAATCTTTAGATCATATAACGTATCTCTTTGTCCTTCATTAAGTGCAACTGTTTGGAATTCGCCCGTTGCAGCATCAATATATCCTACTGCTGTAGCATTACTGATTCCACCACGTCTTGTTCCTGCTGGAGCAAACCATGGAAACGATACTTGATCGCTAAGTGCAATAGTTCTCATCATCATGTGTGATGCTGGAACAACTGCATTTGATCCACCTAGGTCAGTTGTAAATCCATTTGGATAAAACGCACCTAAGTATTCATCGTATGTCACTAATCCATCGTCACCGTTGTCAGTAACTAAATTAGCATTTGAACCCCAGTTAGTTAGTGTAGTTGCATCTGCTGCTAATCTTAAAGGTGTATCACCAATTACAAATGCTGTTAAGCCTCTGTCAATGTTAAGATTAACTAGGTTACTCATTAGTTCTGGATAACCTGGTGCAGAAATAATGTTGAAGTTACGTCTTTCTTCATCACGTATTTGGCTGCTTGTGTCAATTACACTCTTCATTCTTTGAATAACAACCTTACGCTGTGCCTTTCTTCCGAAAGAACCTGAGCCGTCTTCGTTATTACCTGATTCAGTAACCCAACGGTCAGTTGCGTAGTCAGCCATTGCTTCATCGTTATTAAAGCGTTGGTTGTCTGCTGTTGTATCAATGTAGTTGTTAGCGTAACGCTTAACGTTACCACCACTTCTACGTAGATTCCATAACAACATTCCTTGTGGATACAGTGCAGGATCTGGAGCATCTGGATCTAGGAAGTCTGCCTTCATTAAATCCTTAATAGTTGCTGCTGTGTTACCAGTAGCACCTGTTAATCCATAACGTGCATCTCCAAATAGGATACCGTCTTCAGTTGTTTGATCAGTCTTGTCAATTAAAACCCATCTGTCTGAAGCAGGACCTGACTGGTTGCTGTCATACTTGTAAATTGTTGGATAATTTTCAATATCCGCTGTTGAAATCCAAAGATCGCCATCAGCAGTTGTTCCTGATACATAAGGATTTGATGCAGCCACTGTTGGAGTATAACCAACTCTGTCGCTGACTGCTTCAGTGTATGGACTTGTTGCACTTCTGTAACCTACCCATGTAGTTCCATCATGTATCATGATGTCAACATCTGAAAACTCTGGGTTATACCAAAGTTGTCCATCTGCTGGCTCTGCTTCTGGATTATTTGAACTAGCATAAAAATCATTTACTGATAATGGTTGCCAGTTTGAAGCAAGATATCTGTTTTCAGCAGTTGAGTCATCAGCACCTGGTGCTAGTTGACTTGCGCCGCCTGTTAGTGAAGCATCTGATAAGTTATAAAAATTAGCAGTTCCTTCGCCTGTGTCGATATTGTATGGTGTAAACAATGCACCAACAGCATCTCTACCAATGTCACGCATTCTAATTTCACCGCCTAGTTTGTGTGAAATTGTAATTTCATTGTTTGCTGTGACTGCTGCTTCAACATTTGTTAGTCCTGCTGCATTAATGGCTGCTGCCATTGTATTAGCATCTGCACTGCTTCCAGAACTTGTAAATTCAACAACTACTGCTGAGTTTAACGTTTCCTGGTTCAGGATCGATTCTTCAATCTCGAACTGATAATCATCTGCTGTAAGTTGTGTTGCAACTACTGAAGAAGTAACTGTTGTGTATCCTGTGTTTGCTCTACGCCATACACGGAATACTGCTGTTGCAGGTGAACTGTCATATGCACTGTGTTCAAAAGCATTTGTTTGAACAAACAAACTGTCTGCTGCAATATTTGCACCAGCGCCGCTTCTGTCTAGTGAGTAAATTGCTGAATGTCCGCTTGAATAAAGTGGAGCATCTGCTGATACCCAACTAGTTGTTGCTGTATCCCACTTGCTTGCTCTCCATCTAGAACCGTTGTTTGGCTCAGTGGTCTTGATCCAAATAGAACCAGTTGGTCTAGCATCTGCGTCAGTTCCTGGAGTTCCCTTCCATTGTGGAACCAAAGTATGTGGATTCTGGTAAAGATCAGGACCTTTGTATGTTGCCGCACTAATTTCTAGTTCGTCTAGGTCTGCTGTTCCAGCACCAATTGTGATTGTATTGGCATTTGTGTTACTTGTTCCATCTGTATAAATTCTAATAGTTGAATTAACATTTTTTGCAGTAACACCTGTGATTCCATAACCATTAATTTGTGTAACAATCTCATCAACTGTATCACCGGTCGTAATTGTAACTGTTGTGCTATTAATTGTAAAGTTACCTGCTGCTGCTGTAATTTTGGCACTAGTTAATTGAGCAGTAGTAATTGTTGGATGACTTGCTCTCCATTCTGAAGAACCAACTAATACCCAATCGCCTGCTGCAACACCTGCTTGTGTGTTACCTGCTGACTTGTAATACATTCTTGCTGGATCTTTGCTAAATGAAAATGTTCCAGTTGTTGCTGTCCCGACAGTTTCAAATACAACTGCGTAGTCACCAATTGAACCAACTGAACCTAGTGGAGCGTTATTTGAAATTTTTGCTGCATCGTCGTCTGTTAAAACAATCGGTTCTTTACTAGCAAATTTCTGACCGCCAGTGGTGCTAATTGCAGCACTGTTCCACTCCTGAATACCCCATGATGTAGAGCCTGTATTAATCCACCAAGTCCCGTCTGGGGGATTCGCTCCCGGAGCCTCTGCTGTTCCTTCTAGTTGTCCTAGGTCCATATCTGCTCTAACAATAAAAGCAGCGTTTGATACGCCTAGTAAACTGTATGCTGCCAATAACCCATATTCATTTAATTCGCTACCATGAATAGGTGTATTGCTCGCTGTCTTTTCGAAGTTTGGAACTCCAAAAAGATCTACTAATTCTTTTTGACTTGTCACTTTAAATGCAGAACCTGCATTCGCCGCCGTAGTTGCTGAAGCAACGCCTGTGCCTGCGGCATTTGTTTTATCTTGGGCTGTTGCCACGACAATTAGTGGAGTTGTTCCCGGTTCAGCCGGGGTGTAAAAACTCTCGTCGATTACCGTAACTTCTACGCCGGGTGATGTAAGTGCCATCTAGTTTTCTCCTGGTAATGTATACTTTCTTTTCAATTCATTACGTAATGTATTGTTACTGTATTTAGCGGAAACATCAAAAAATGGTGTGTTATACAGTTAAATATAAAGGGGTTAAAAAGGTGTAAATATATGTATGAGACCGTTATGTCAGTGCGGTTTAAGGCCGCGAGCAGTAAACTATAAGAAGGGTAAAAAGACCTACTATAGAAGTCTCTGTGAAGTATGCTTAAACAACGGTGTATATCACGGAGTTCCGAGATGGTATAGAGCCGGATATCGAATGAAGAATGCCTGCGATAAATGCGGTTTTAAATCAGAGCATTATGAAACTTTTAGAGTGTTTCATGTTGATCAAAACCTCGACAACTGTCGGCATAGTAATCTAAAAACTGTGTGTGCAAATTGTAGAACAATATTAGCCAAGGAAGGAATACGCTGGAAACAGGGAGATCTAACTCCCGACTATTAGTTCTATTTTTTTATACAATTCATCAATAGTTGTATTATTAGTAACTTCGTGATCAAACTCCGTTCCTACCCATGCCCACTCAGAAGCATGAATTTTACGAATCTTCATCTCATTAATTGATACGTTCGACCCACCATTTGCCCGTATCGCATGATCATACCATTCAGGAAGATTTCCTCTTTTAACCCATACAATTTGTCCGCCAAGATTCTTAATGGCTTTAATTTCATTAGGAAATCGAACATCACTAACCACAATATTATCCTTACTCTGACGAAGTTTATTTTCTAAACTAGCAATCCAAATATCGTCATGAAATGTTTTACGGCAAACTTCAGTTCCCCAATACTGTAGGACCCAACGTGGTGTAAGAGTTGGCATTGCTAGGCGTTCTGCCCACCAAGGATCTACCTGTTCGCGCCACTCTCTAGATTCTTTTGTTCTTCCTTCCAGCATGGTCCTATTCCAACCAAAAACTGCTGCTACAGAATCTTTAAGTGAATCTGCAAAACTTTCTCTACGGAATTCTTTGAAGTTAACCAAATAATCAGCAATGGTATCTTTACCAGACCCGATAAATCCGCAAACGCCTATAATCATATAACTCTCCTATAAAGTTATATTATAGCGTCTTTAGATTAAATGTCAAGTGTTTAATAGAAGGGTTTTGGCTGTCCTGGCTTGCCTGTATTGAGTTTTCTTGCCAAAACACTTGCGGTGTTGATTGATTTTGTTCTTTGCTGTCTGCGTGCTTGTGTGGGTGAAGTTCTAGCACGAGTGGTTTTCATCTTCTGTGCTCTTGCAACATTATACTGCTGAACACATTTTGAAGGGTGGCTCACTTGTCTTCCTGCTCTTGGACCTACAGAGCATCTAAAGCGAAGTGAAGTTTTACCACCTTTGGCTGTTCCGCCGGTTCTACCCCATACCATCTTGGCTACTTCGTTGTAGATTTGATCGTGCTCTTCTTCTGTTAAAAATTCTTCTGCTCTCATTAACCTAT